AAACAAGGATTCACGGCTCTAGTTGATGCCATCAAGCGTCAGAAGGCTACAGATGAAACGCTTGTCCCAGAGGTTCGTGCATCTTATGATGCCCTGCGTGACAGAATTAAGGGAGAACTGTCTGACCCTACTCATACATTTACTCCCAAGGAGGTTCTTAATAAGTTGGCAGAGACACTTGACAAACTTGACAAGCATCTTCTTAAGGATGCCTCTGAGCATTCGCAAAGAGCATTACAGGCTCACGAGGCTGGTATGGCTGAGGGTGCTGACATTGAGGCTGAGGCTCACCACGAAGGTCAGGTGGCTAACCGAAATGATATGGCTGAGGGTGCTAACCTTGAGTCAGACCAATCTACATCTGAGATAGACCGCAAGCGTGGTAACGCTAGGCTTGATATGGAAGAGGGTGCTAACCTTGATTCCAATGAGGCTACTGCACGGATTCAAGAAACTGTACAGGACACGAACGATGGTGCTGATATTGAAGCAGGACAGACTCAGGCTAGCAGGCAGAACCTGCCTCGCCAGTTCCCTAACCCAGCCCCACCTGTACCTGCTGGTCTGCCCAGACCTACCCCTAGCGGTACGCCTGCCTTCCCTAGACCGCCTGCTACCCCTGCTCTTCCTGCTGGAAGACCTAACAATAAGCCTGCCTTCCCTAGACCCCCCACAGCACCTGCTGTTCCTAAGGGCACAATCGCCCCGCCACCCCCCGCTGGAACGCCTGCACCTGCCCCTGTAGCCCCTTTAACTCCTGCTCCAACTTCTGCCGCCCCCACCCCCACTCAGAGGGCTTGGAGAGGCTGGGTTTATGACAAGAGTCCTAACGGAAACATCTATAGCAATGGCATCGGTTGGATGATTATGGTACAGGCTGACAAGTTCAAGGTATACAATCCTAACAAGACAATGATGGGCATCTATGAAGACCTAGAATCTGCCAAGCGGAGAGTCCAAAGGGCTGAGCCTAAGCAATGAACCAAGACCATCAATCATTTGACGCTCTGATTGAGCAGTTCAAAAAGACAGGATGGCTCTTTGCCGTCCTTGGTGGTCTTGGTATGTTGGCTAGGCTTATACTTACGGACGAAAAGTACGAGGTTATGAGATGGTCAAGGATGGTGCTTGCGGGTGCTATCGTTGGCATCATCTGTTACTTCTCCCTAGGCAACACGGACATCGACCCTTTCTACAAGAGCGTCCTGTGCAGTATCTCTGGCTCTATTGCTCCAGAGTTGTTCAACTGGGCAAGACGCAAGTTCATCCAGAAGACCAAATGAGTTTACAAAGCCTGACAATGCTATTTGTGTTTGTAACCTTAGCGGGTTGCACAACAGTCCCTACAGATAAGCCAGTCATCATCATCAACAAAGATAAGGATACCTACATTGACAAAGTCGAAGCCATCGTTTCTGAAGCGGGTTCTGCCCTTACTGCTGTCGCTCCTACCCTTCCTGCTGGAGTGGGTAGAGAACTCGTTGAAGGGCAAATCGTCAGGCTCAGCGGAATCAGCAAGCCGTCAGTCGAGAAGGTCGAATCCTTTAGAGCAATGGTTAAGTCAAACGACCACAAGGCGGTCAAGGAAGACAAAGAAAAAGCGTCTAAGGTAGATGCTGAGACCAATGCGTTGTGGGCAGTAGTAGAGGAACAGGAGAGTGCAATCGTAATCGCCAACGAGATTGCAAAGAATGCGGAGAAGGAGAAGCAAAGGGAAGTGAAGAACAAGGTTCTCTGGATGTGCAGTTGTATAGGCGGTGCTATCTTTACTGCGGGTGTCTTTCTCCTAGCGTTCTCACCACGCAAAGCCTCTGGGGTTATTATGATGCTAGCAAGTGGACTAGCGGTAGGCTCTGCGTGGATTTTTGACTCACCTTGGTTTCCTTGGATTGCAGGTGCAGGCGTGGGGTTTGCCTTGCTTGATGTCCTAGTTATCGGAGTCACTAAGACCTACAAGTACCTGAGACCATCAGATAGTACGGTCACCTAACTCGGTTGTGTCATCCTTCCAGAACTCATCTGGGACAATATCTACGAACAGAGGGGCGTTGCCATCGTAATCTTTTGATAGGATGTTGTTGTACATATGTTCTTCAGCCTCATCAAAGCCCATCATATCTTCTTCCATTATGCTGGAGATGATACGCTCCGTGGAGTACACGGCACGATAACCCTCTGGCGTGTTGGACACACCAATGAAGGCGTGTTCACAACCCTCAGCGATGACAATGTTCTCGTCAAAGTTCGTAAGGAATTCTTGGAGTTTTTCAGCGTTGGTCATAGAGTTACTTGGTGAGGATTCGGTAGTGAGGAATAGGGCGAGTGACCATACCAGACTTCACTCGATACATACGCACTTCAAGTAGATTAAGTTTGAGTGCCACATTAAGTTTACGAGAAATGATAGGCTCAGAAAGATTCCACAACTTCTGAATCTCCCTGCGTGTATAGAAACCTTTGTCTGGCTTCTCACATACAGCCTTACCAAACAGTTTCTCCATAGCCTTTAGGTCTTTGTTGTTCATAGTCCTTTGATAGAGTAGATAAATTTCTTGCCGACTCGGTGAGCCTGCCAGACCTTCCAGTCATTGCCTTGGACGAACCCATAAGTCCAGCCTGACCCCCATTTGCTGGTGGCTAGGCGGTTCTTACTGTAGTCCATTGTCTTGACGCATAGACAGCCGCCAGAGAAGCCAACAGCCCCTCCGTGCTTCTTTGCATTGGTCTGCTGGATAGAATGCAGGTGACCAATAATAACAGCACCCTGAGGCTCTGCGTAATGGATAGCGTGTTCCTCCACAGCACGAGTGCCGCAGGTATATCCGTGTACGAACTTGACCTTGCCAAGGGTGTGTACGCCATCCTCAGCGTGGTAATCGTAAATCTTCTTACAACCATTCTTCTTGAGATGGTTATGGATATCGCTTTTTAGGTCGTGGCAGTAGTCCACCATCATTCCACTAGTAGAGCCGTGTATGATTTGGTCAAGGCGGTCATCGTGGTTCCCGTTTAAGAATATAGTAGGTTGCACACGGCTGATGAAATCTTTACCAGCCTTCACATCAGCAACCAGCGACTCATCTTCTTCTTTACGACCAGCACCACGCCTGATACTTCTAAAATCCCAGTTGTCACCTAGGTGAACGACCTCGTCTGGGTCAAACCATTTTAGAAACTTGAAGAACTCGGATGCAACATCCTTGTCCACCATATCTCCGTGGTTGTCTCCCACCGCACAGAATTTAATTAGTTTGCTCATTGGTGATATCGAAAGTGGGATTCTGTAGAACCTTGAATTGGTCGGTACGCATATGACGAATGACTCCATCCTTCTCCAACACAACAGCAAAAATATCGTTGCTGAAAGTTCCTCCGTCACGCACATACATCAGCCAGCCATAGCCGATATCAGTATGCACAGGGATAGGGTTGCGGAACTCGTGAATCATTCGATGTAGACTGATGCGTCAGGATTAACAGCACCACCAGAGATGATTAAGTTGTTGAGCCTTTCGACCTCGGCTTCTAACTGAACGCACTTCTGATGCCAAGCACGACACTCGTTGCCTAGGTTTAAAACATTCTTTACGAGACTCGTTTTAATAGAGTCATCAAAGTTATGTTCGTAAAAAATTATAGATGGGGTGTCCATTTGTTCAGAGGCTTTGTAAAGAGGATTGCCCATCGTGCTTTATAACTAGCAAGTTTCTTATCTGCAATCTGATATGCATTCTTAAATCTTCCGACAAGAGCAATGCGTTTGTTCACAGGCTCAAGTCCTGTAGCACGGACTCGGCAATAAGAATTTTTGTTGGTCACTTAAGATTGCGTCTCTCTAGGATTAGTTTGCAGATGCGATGCTCACGGATAGAGCGTACATTTTTTGGAGTCCCAAGAGCCTTATGATAAGAGAGCAACTGCGTGTCATTCATCTTTTCCATTTGCTCCTCGACTCCAGCATCCCATTCACTGCGTAATGATGGAAGACCATAGCGTGTCTTGCACTTAGACAGACAGTCGTGACGGCAGTTGTACTTAGCCCCTGCCTGCTTAGCAGTAAGGTTCTCAACAAGAGCCAGACGATAGATAGGAAGTAAGTCACTCATAGAATTTCATAGCCCTCTGTTTCAAGGTTAAGAGAAAGGTCTGTGAAGTCCTTTACCTTTCCGTGCTTGTCGCACTTAAAGTACATCATCTCAGAAGGAAGTGTAGACTCTAGAACATACTCGTGACCCTGCCACGGAGGAGTAAGTTTAAACACAAAAGCATTGCCTCTGCACTTCTTCAGATTCTTCCAGATAGTTTTAGTATCTTGGATTGTAGCAGTCTTATAGACAAACTTTTCATCGTCTATGATGTTGTCAGGGAATTGCTTCACCCCTTTTTTGTTTAGTTTCATCAGAGTTGGCGAGCGTTGTTCCAGTCAGAGGCTGTGCCAGCGTTGTCACTTTGCAGGGCTAAGCGGTCACCTACACGCTGTAGGACTGAAAGCCTATTGCGAGCCTCTGCAAGGTCGTTGAGCAGGTTTGATGGGGTCGGAGCATTCAGACGCTCACAGAGTTCCTTAGCGGGGATACACAGCATCAAGGAAGCCGCCCTAACAGAGTTCTGCGTTGCCACAAACTGTCCCTGAACTGACTTGAAGTCAGCAGACTGGGTGATGATTTCCTCTGCTTGTTTCATAGGTATGGTTACGAATTTGCTGTTAGGGCGTTTCTTCTGTGCGATGATTGCGTGTCTGAGGTAGGAGACTCCCTTAGACTTAGGCTCGTACTCCATCCTCAGGGAACAGAACCTGCATCAGCGTGGCGGTGTTCACACGCTTCATCTTCTTGTCGATGATGAGATTGATGTAGGTCTGGTTGTGAATCTTAGTCGGCTTCAGGAGACGAGCGACTCGACCATCGCTGAGAACGATGTACTGCGAGTTGTTATAGGGCTTGGCGGTGAGGGTCATAGGTATGATGGGTGAGGGTTAGAAGGGGATGGCATCTTCAGCGACCTCAGCAGGGGCGGCAGAGGGGTTCTGAGAGGCGTTCCAGAGACGGACAGCCTCAGCCTTGGTGTTGGCATCCTTGGCAGAGACAGTCAGATTGTCACCAAAAGGCTTGGGAGTCCAGCGGGTAGCAAAGTAACTGAGGTCACCGAACTTGATGTCACGATTGGCTTCAGACAGAGGGAGGTCGCTGAGAGGCGTACCCTTGCGGTCACCAAAGGGAGCGACAGCCACGAAACCAAGAGGAGCAGGCTTAGCAGGATTAACAGTCACACCTTGAGCAGGGCGAGCCACAGGCTTTGCAACATAGGCACTCGGCTTAGAGCCAGACTTAGCCAGACGATTAGTCTCTGCATCGCAGTCTTCAGTAGCCACGCCAGCCACAGAAGCCAGAGCATACCTGCGGAGATAAGAATAGATAGACCCAGCGTCCTGACCAGACATTTCCTTGTCAGCAGGAATGAGAGCATCTGCCTCAACAGAGCCACCAGAGGAGTGGATGAGGATGGTACGAACTCCGACAGCACCCTCGCTTCCGATAGGGAACTGGAGGACTGCAAGTCCGTGCTTCTTAAAGATAGGCTTGAGGGTTTCAAGATGCTTGGATAGGCTCGCATAGAAATTCTTATGGAAGGGATTAGTCGAGTCAGCAATGATGTCCTGCGTCTCGGAGAGAGCATTGACCAGAGCGATGTTGAGTTCAGTTTGCTGTTCAGGTGTATTGCGGTTCATAGAGGTGGGGTTAAAAAGAGAGTCGGAGAAAGTAGAATAGGAGTGGTCGGACATAGGAGTAAGGTATTACGAAAGGGGATGGGTGTCAACTTCTTTCTGCATAATAGTTCTAACAAAATCAGAACGAGTCATAGCAGTATTTTTTGCAATCTTTGTGATTGACTTGAGAAGTTTATTGGAAAGGCGAACTGTAAGCATATCTTCAGAGGTTCTGGAAAGGCGTTTGGTTTTGGTTTTCATCGGGAGAGAATAATATTGGCTCGCTTGAGGATGCAATGACGAGCGTCAGAGAGGCAAGGAGAATCAGGATTAAAGTTAGCCATAGCCGCACCACCGAACCCTAAGTTGTAAGCCATATAGAGTTGGATGTCGGTAGGATTAATGCCACGCTTCTGGAATCGGTGATTCAAGAGAAGGAAGTATTGTTTGGCAACGATGCGAGAAATGACAGCGTCCTTGGCTCGTGTCTTCCATTGGTCTGTGATATGACCAGTCAGCCAAGAGTAGCCTTCCTTAAACTGACCATTGTCATTAATCTCCATCCACTTACAGGCATCAATCCAAGCGTCCTCGTGCAACTGGTAAGCCCCAAGAGCCTTCCCCTTATCCCCTACGGCAAGAGGATTGAATCCAGACTCAATCATTGCGACAGAGTCCAAGAACTTCTCTGAGATAATTTCCGCAGGCTTAGCGGAGGCAAAGGAACAGAGAGCCAGCAGGCTGAGTAGGTGCTTCATAGAGTCGGATAAAATGGGAATGGTAATACGATGCAAGCGGAAAAGTGAAATAGTTCAAACTTTCTTTTCAGCCATTCCAGCCATCTGGTAATAGTCCTTGAGTCTGCGAATCATAGCCTTGCCTGTCTCCACATCACGGCTATCAAATCGCTCCAGCAGGGTAGTGCCGTTATAATTCGTGGAGATAATTGTAGGACGCTTGGCAGTAGAACGCTCGTCAATGATAGCAAACAGGTCTGAAGCCATACGCTGGGTCAGACGCTCCTTGCCAAAGTCGTCAATGATTAGGAACGGCAGTTCAATCAGCCCCTCCAGCATCCGTGCGTGTTGGCGGTCATCAAAGCCCTTCTCAATCATACCCTCAATCTTACGCATAGTAAGGAACTGGTAAGCCAACTGGCGGTCACGCTTAGCCGACTCAACCCATTGCTTGCGGATGATTTCCCAGATGGCTCGTGTCTTGCCAATCCCAGTCGTGCCGTGGAGCAGGAGACCACTCTTGTCACCCTCTGGCTTCCACTCTACAGCCTTTTGAATGCTTGGGTGAAGCCTTGATACCTCCGTGTCCCTGAAGAGGGCAGGCATCGCAGGGGGGACAGTAGAGTCTGTCAGCCCCTCAGCCATCACACGCTCTTGGTCGAGGTGGTCACGGCAACGATGGTAACGGACAAGGGAGTGGTCATCCTTAGCGAACAACGCACCACGCTTACCACAATGACAGGCGATATCTTGAGACATAGGATTAGAATGCGGAGTGGTCTTCAGATGTCAATGCCTTTGATGCCTTAGCACCATTCTTTTTATTAGGCTCAAAGAGACCCTGCCAGCCCTGCTTGATGGACTGCTCGATAGCCTCCGTGGACTTCTGTTCACCCCAGAGAGCGAACTCCTTGAACTGAGCCTGTACGCTGGAGTCGGTGAGTTTCTTCTTCATCTCCTTACGATAGGCTACCCAAGACTTCCAAGAAGCAATGAAAGCATCAGAACCAAAAGGCAAACGAACAATCCACATCTGCTGTTGGACTGTATCTTTATCTCCTTTATTATCTTCTTTGTTATATGTAGGCAATTTCTTGCCGCCCCCCTCGGCAATTTCTTGCCGCCCCCTAGGTAATTTATTGCCACCCTTGGTCAGAGCCTTGACCACAGCCGCCCTCTCAATGGTGCGGATGATTCTGCGACCAGCCTCCTCGTTGCGAGTGATGAGACCTGCCGCCTCAAGGTCAGCAAGGAGGTTGCGTACCTGACGCTCCTCCAGACCAAGGTGCTTGGACAGGTAGGCGTTAGAGGCAAAGCACCCTGCGTCATTGTCAAGACTCTCCAAGACACCATACACCACCTTAGCGGTGATGCTGATGCTGGGAGTCTGGAAGATGGCGGCTGGAATCCACACGCCTGTGAACTTAGGCTCGCTCACAGATTCACCTCAACAGAGGAGTCAGAGTAAGCAGGGTACTTACCAGAGGACTGACAGAGAGCGAACTCGTGGATGGAGTTCTCCCAGAGTTGCGTGGTCTTATCACGGCTGTGCTTGGAGATAGTATAAACACCAACAGCAAACGGAGCGACCTTTTCTACAGCGATGAAATAGAACTCATTGCAGACCTTTCCGTTCGCATCAAGCAACCAGCGATACTGCACTTCTTGAATATCATAACGCCTGTCCCAGATTGCCTTACGGAAGCCAGCAGGAGAGGCATCTTCAGCCGTCTTGAAGTCCAGAGCAAAACCATCCGTAGCCGAGTAGCCATCAATCATTCCCTTGAGACGGACTTCACCACCAGCAGGACGGCTCGTTCCGAACACAGCGACCTCCTTGTGCGTCAGAGCCTTGATGAGACTAGAAGCCAGAGGATGAGCCATCACGCTAGCCTTCATCGCCTTGAGCGTGGCGAACTCATCAGAGTCAATGATGACCTTGCCAGCATTCTCAATGGCAAAGGACTCGTTGTATGCTTTGCCCTCCTTAGTGCGACCATCCACCTTCTCCTTCACGGCATAGAACAGGCTGGGGTCAGCCTGAAGCATCTCAGCGTGGAAGGCAGTACCGAACAGCATTGCCTTGGTCGGCTCTTTCTTGACCTCCGTGCTGGCTAGGTAGTGAGCAGGGCTGACGAGGAACTCCTTGAGGGAGGACTGTGCCAGACCTGTTGCGTTGCGGTAGTCAGCGTCAGCAATCCCAGCGAGGAACGCTGGGTCTGAGCCGTTGAGGGATGTAGTAATCATCAGGTCTAGTAAGACCCTGTATCACAAAGTGTCAACCCTTCTTTCGTCTTTCTTTCGCTTTCTTATTCCGTCTCAATCTCTTCTCATCTGCGGTCTTATGGGTCGGATGGATTTCCATTCTGGCGGCTTCCTCAAAGCAAGCCCAGTAAGCAAGGACGCTTGTAATGAACTTAGCCTTAGTCCCCTGACGCTTGGCTCTGCGAGCGAGATTGTTTATTTTTCCTTCAATGCCATTGCAGTTCTGGCACAGCACACCTCGGATAAGCCCTGTCTCGTGGTCGTGGTCTAGGCAGGCGGTTACGCACCTCAAGTCTATTTTGCACAGCCAGCAGAATCCATTTTGGGAAACAGCAATCTTGTCACGCAAGGCAGGGATATCCTTAATCTTGATTCTCATTTCTTAAAGAAACTACAAACAACAGCCACAACAAAAGCGATGACAGTTGTTATGACAAGAAACGATACACCAATTAGGGTTAGAATTAATATGACATCCATAGCATTAACTTTAAGGCTTGCAATGATTTGTCAAGGAAGATAAAGCAAATGTATGGAATACGAATCTTCTAAGGAACGCCTTAGCACAAATCCTAAAATGGGCAATGCTGGAAAGAATATGGACAAAGTCAAGAAAGCCAAAGTAGTAGAACTACTGAAGGATGGTACGGGAACTAATGCTGTCGTCGCTGAGACTGGTGCAACTAAACACGCTGTGCTGGCTATCCGCAAGGGCATTGAAGATGGGCAGGGACTACAACTGGCTACTTGGAAAAAGCAAACGGCTCACACGCTGTCGCAGGTGGTTTCCCGTGGCTCTAGCAGGCTACTGGAGGAGATTGAGAACATCCCAGCAGGACAACTGGCTCTGACGCTGGCTATCCTTACCGACAAGGTTCTAGCCCTTCAGGATGCTCCTACAGTCATAGTAGAACATCGTCTCAAAGTCAGTCACGAGGATATCAACGCTATGATACGAGGGGACATCATAGACATCAAGCCTCTTGAACAAAAAGACTTGACATAGTAACACGCCTGTGAATATTGCTTGTCCGTATGAACACCTACAGATTTAGAAATCTGAACATCAGGCACGAGGGATTAGATTTCCTCACCAACGGCTTGGCTTTTTACAAAGTCGAGGATTATGAAGAAGACGGCAAGCAGGCGGCATTTGAATCCGCTGAACTCTATGATGCTCTCGGTAGGTTTGGCTATGTTAATTCTGAGGAAGTTAAGGCTCACCTCGCTGAGACTGTGTGCCAGACGCTCAATCAGGACAGTTACCTGACTCGCACCCTCGGAAACAAAAGTTAAGGAAATCTATTTCAACGCTTGACCCAGAACCAAATCGTATTACATTACCAGTCCTATGCCTAGCAACACACCAGAACTTACTTACCCTATCGAGAACCTCGAAATCGAGGTCAACGGCAGGGAACTCATTATTAACGGATACGCAAAATACGAGGTTGTTAATGAAAACAATCCTTCGGCATTTGCCACCTTTACCCGTTTGAAAATTACGAACTGGGACACGGTTGTGAAATCTATTAAAGATGCACAGGGTCTCACCAAGGATGACATCAAGGCGGTAGAGGATTCTATCTTAGACAATCTTAACGAAAACTTTGAACTCTGTGATTACCTCGCTTCTGAAAAAGGAGAAGGTATTTGAAAATAGTTCTTGCCTCTCACCTCAATAGTAATACATTACTTTTCTCACCCACACGCATATGCAAAAATATCAAATCGACCCTAACTTTGCTGGCTGGATTCTCCAGTCAACGACAGTCACTCCAAGTGGAGAACTATCGAGCAACATCTGCTTTCAGCAAACCTCAAGCATTTTGATGCTAGAACTCTGGAATGACCGCCAAGAATGGAAGCAGAAACTTGCTACCCAGCAATATCCGATGATTGTCCATTACAGTCTAATGAAAGTTACAACTTACCACGGAGGTAGTTTTGTGGTTCACAATCAGACATCTGTTGAAGAACTTCAGTTCTACGCTAACAAGGATATGGAAGTGGTACGCTCTGAATTGGAGGAGTTAAGCAAATAATATTTCACAGGGGGTAACCCCTGCGTTGCGTGGCAAGTAAAGAAGCCGTGGTAGGCTTCTTGGGGGGGGAGAGATTAAGAACCTCTTCCCCCTTTTTGTGTCAGAATAAAGTTGACAGGTTACATATAACTGGATTCTATAGCCGAACAATAGGGAAGGTCTTCAGGCGGCTCGCAGGATTGATTCTAAGCCCTCCTGATTCCAGCCCTAGTCCTTGGTCACCCCCTGAATCAAAGAGCCTCCTAGGGCATCCTCAGGTCATCTAGACGGCACTCAGCCTAGGCATCTAGGCACAAAGAAGGGCAAGCCCCTTAGAGCCTGCCCTGTTTGTTACTTAACCTCCTTGAACTTGAACCCTAGGTTAAGCCAGCCGTAGTGGTCGCTCAGCCAGTCGCTGAGAACATCCTCGACCTCCATACCCTGACCAACCAGAGGGGGTAACATTACTGTCACAGTCCGTGGCAGGTCAGTCCGTACCTCTTGGTCATCGTCCCATCTGATATCTGATATCTTATATTTTTTCATATGCGTGGTGGAAAGAGAAGGGGGTTTGACCCCCCTGTGTTTACTTATTACCGAGGATGTAGCCTGCGAGGGCGATGTCCAAGGTCTTCTTGCCGCCATTGTGTTCGGTCAGAGCCTGAAGAAGTTTCTTCTCCATATGGCGGTCGAGTGCTTCAAGGAAATCCTTGCTCACTCGCTTGCCGTGGCTCTTGCAGAACTTCTTAACATTAGCGGACTTGATGTAGTATTGCTTCATATGCGTGGTGGAAAGTTATAGTAAAAATGTAAAGGAACAGAAAGTCTTTATTCTACTTCACCAAAAAGGGTTAGTAACCTCCCCTGCAACTTACTCTGCGAGGAACTTGCTCAAAGCCTCAACTGCTCGCTGGTACTTACCGACAGTTTCGTACTCGTAGTTATACATCTTAGTCTCAATCCGAGCGACCTCCTTGCGGAGAATCTGTCGGGTCTGCGAGTCCGTGCTAGCGTGTTGCTTGATGCGAACACTCTTAGCCTTGTCTTCATACTCAGCGTGCTGGAGTTCAGCCTTGCTCATCTTCTCTCTGACCTTGCCTAAGAACTTCTCAACGCTGGAGCGAGTGAACCCGCCAGCGAGGATGCTCTCAACGCTCTTGTCCACCTTGTAGTAGCGGACTTGGCGAGGAGTGCAGTTGAAGCCGTAGTAAACCTTAGCAACGGAGCAATCGAGATTGCTCGCATCAGCGTAAGAGCCTGCGGTTTCTTCTGCGAACTTAGGCTTAGTATTTTCAGTAGTCATATGTGTGCGTGTATTGGTGTGGTATTAGCCTCCTGCAAGATTGCAGGTTCAGCCAAAGTAGAATGAGAAGGAACAGAAAGTAATGTGCCTTGATAACTCGTACCTGTCAAACGCTTTTATCGAGAAAAGAAAGAAGGGGTTAGTAACCTCCCCCTGTTTCCTACTTGGCTTCAGCCAACTTCTTAACCATCTCCTCCAGCACGACCTTGATGAGTTCCTTGAGTTCCTCCTTAGAGGGCTTGCTCAGTTCCTTCACCTGTTCCTCGACAGTTTCCGTGATGCGTTCGTCAATGTTATCAGAGAGGTCACCTGACACCTCTTCAAAGATTTCACGCACCTTGTCTTCATTAGCGAAATCGCTATTAGACATCCACATATCAATCTGGTCATCGAGGTCACGAGACCTGACGAAATCGTCAGGGTCGAGGTCGTTCTGCTTCTCTTCCACATCATCCAGACGGCTTTCGACATCCGACAAGTCGGGGGTCTCCAGTTCGTCCACCTTGGTGTGGAGTGCGTCATACAGGCTTGCGGCAGAATCCAGTTCCTTGCGGACTTGGACATCCATAGCCTTGACAGTTAGGGCGAGGGCGTTAAGCCCCAGCCAGTTCTTAATCCAGTTCTTCACGATGTTATTATGCGTTTTGCGGGTATCAGCCTCCAGCGAGATTGCTGGTTTAGCCGAGAGTTTTCAAAGAGCGAGTAGGTGAACTTCCCCCTACTCCACTAAGATACGAGGTCTGGGGTCTGATGCAAGCCCATATGCAAAGAATCTTCACTTATTTTAAAGGGATGGTTTAGCCCCCTAATCGCCCCCTAAAATACCCCCTAAAAGGCTCTAGGATGCCCTACAAAGCCCTTGCAAGGTCACCCTAGTGACTACCCTCACCAGACG